AATCCGCATAGTGTCCAACCCAAGCTGACTGAAAAAGAGAAGCAAAATTATTCTCTGATTCGAGCAATTCAAGCCGCAGCGGATAATAATTGGGGTTCCGCAGGCTTTGAGAAAGAGATTTCTGATGAGATTGCCAGCCGGACAGGTAAACAACCCAGAAGTTTCTATGTGCCAGATCACGGCTACACGCATCAAAGAACTTTATCGGCTGTAACAGGCTCAAGTGGTTCAGGCTTTAGTGATTTGACTGTTGCCGAAAATCTGCTGACAGATCGCTTCATCGATGCGCTGATTTCAACCTCTATTCTGGGACAGGTTGGAGCAACACGTTTCGAGGGATTGGTTGGTGATGTAAAAATCCCAAAGTTCAGCGCCAATGCCAGTGTGACCTTCCAGACAGAAACCGGATCTGTGGCCAACAACGAGCCGGATTTTGGGCAGATTTCGATGACTCCCAAAACCGCAGCCAACAAAATCCAGATTTCACGCCAGCTTTTGCACCAAGGACTCAATGGCAATCTGGAAACCACACTTCGCAACCACATGGTGCGACTGTTTGCAGCCAAGCTGGATAATGTCGCGCTGAAAGGTGGCGGTTCCAATGAGCCAAGTGGTGTGTTGCAGACTACCGGAATTGGTGACGTTGAATCTGCTGGCACCTCTGGGAATGCGGCTTTGACTTATGGGAACGTAGTGGACATTTGGAGCGAAGTGGCTGCAGACAATGCTCTACTTGGAAGTCTCTATTGGGTGACTCATCCAAGAGTGGTTGGCAAGCTGATGCAGACTCTGGTTGCTGCCTCAACAGACTCCAGAATGATCATGCAGGACACCAATTCTCTGCTTGGTTATCCGCTGGTTCAGACAACCCAGATGCCTTCAAGTTCTCCTTACACTTTGCTGTTCGGAAACTTCACAGACCTCTACCTTGGCTTTTTTGGAGCCTTGGATGTGCTGGTTGATCCGTATGGTGCAGCCGGAAACTCAACGGTAAACCTCTACTTCTATCAGATGATGGATGTAGCCGTTGCCAGACCTGAATCATTCGCTGCAGCACAGGATGTGACTGTTTAAGCGATGCTTCAACTGGATGAACTGAAAGATTGGTGCAAAGGGCAGACGGCTCTTGTTATTTGCGGAAGCCCTTCTGCACCTGCTGATGTTCGCCAGAGTGAATGGGAAGGAGCGCATTGGATTAGTGTAAATCAACACGCTGCGCTTCTTCCAGACTTGGCTTGGTGCTACGCCCACGATCCAAGCATGATCGAATTTTTAAGAGATGAGATTGGAGTTCAATGCCCGATTGTTTCTCCACAGTTTGCCAAGCTTCACGGCAAAGACATCTATGCCGGAATCTGCCCTTGGGTGCAGCTCAGTGGGCCAGAGGCTCTTTGGTGTGCAGACTTTATGGGATACCAGAAAATTTTCCTTTGTGGGGTGGACAGCTACGAACACACCAGAAGGGACTACTGGCATCAGTTCGCAAAGCCTGAAAATGACAAAAGCTTTAAAGGCAAACGCAACCCAAGAAAAGCAGCCTGGGGGGAAATCATCAGCAAGTTACGGAGTCCAGAAAGAGTAAGAACCTACAACTCGAACCTGAACGAATTACTGAAGGCAAGAAAATGAAAGTTCAAATCATCAGAAGCACAGTTGCTGATGGAATGGTAGTCAAGGCTGGACAGGTGGTTAGCCTGACGGTTGAATCTGCTAGAGAAATCATGCGTCTTGGCAAGGCGATTCCCTATGATGAGAAAGAGCCGCTGGTTGATCGCTCAGTGGGCTTGACCACAGAAAGCCAGCCCAAGCTGGTAAAAAGGAAAGCCACCAAGAAAACCTTACAGAATGATTGACGTAGTCTGCATTTTATTTCAACCGGAAGGCAAAGGACTTCCACAGTTTTCAACAGGTTATTCTGCTCAATGGGTGGATAAGCTAGCCAGAGGAATCCAGAGAAACACAAGCCATGACTATTACCAATTCATCTGCTTGGTTGATCAGTTTTACGAATTTGAAGAGGACATTGATCAAGTTGAGATTGAAGGCAATGAATCCGGTTATGGCAATGTAATGGAAACTTTCAGGCCGGACTTGGGAGAGAATCAGCGTTTTGTTTTTGGACTCGACACCATCATTCAAGAAGATTTAGACGAAATTCTCAGTTGGAGAGGCAGAGTTGGACTTCTCACAGATCCAAACTATCCAGAAACGATTTGCAACGGAGTGGGTAGCTACTCCCCAGAATTCTGCAAGTGGATCTGGCAGGAATGGCAAAGGAAAGAGGATTATGAAGACCGGATTCTCTACAACGGCAGAATCTCAGAAATGCAGTTCCTGCGATTGCTAGCGAATGATGCAACTCGACTGAATGAAGTATTTCCTAACCAGATTCAGTCCTACAAGTGCCACTGGCTCAAAGAACCGGAAAAACGAGAAGAAGCCAGCATTGTCTACTTTCATGGAAATCCAAAACCGCCAGACGTACACGCTGATCTACTGAGGCATTGGTGAACATTGATAAGACCGCAATCATTGAAGGCAATGTCCACTTTGGCAAGGACGTCTTTATTGGGCCTTACACAGTCATCTATGGGCCTGCTGAAATTGGGGATAACGTCCAGATTCATGGGCATGTGTCGATTGGCGACACCCCACAACACAGAACAAGGCCAAAGCTTTGTGGAATTGAAATCGGAGACAACACAACCGTCAGAGAATTTGCAACGATTCATGCTGGAACCGAAAACAAAACCAGAGTTGGCAAAGACTGCTACCTCATGAATTTTTCGCACGTCAGCCATGACTCAGTAGTCGAAGAAAACGTCACGCTTGCCAATGCCGTTCAGCTAGGTGGGCATTCTTACGTCATGCAAGGCGCAACGATTGGGCTTGGGGCAACGGTTCACCAGTATTCGCTGATTGGAAGCTTTTCCATGATCGGCATGAACTCAGTTGTTGGAGTGAAATGTAGAATAACGCCTGGAAAAATCTTTGCCGGAAATCCAGCCAGAAGCGCTGGTGAAAATGTGATTGGCTTGAGTCGAAACAAGGTATCCAACGAATACCTAATCAAAGAAACTGAGCGCTACTGGTACATCCTCGATGGCGATTGAATCAGATGCTGATCGTGCAATTTATCTGGATACTGCAGATTTTGGCGTGACTGTCACTAAGGCAGACGCCACCACCTTTTCGGCAATTTGGGATTTACGCTTCATTCTGATTCAGCCCAATGGGTTATCCGTTGGGTATGAATCGGCAGAGCCTCGACTGATGGCAAGAACCTCAGACGTTAGTTCTCTCAGTCATGGCGACACGCTGACGATTCAAAGTGTCAGCTATGTTCTTAGAGGTATTGAGCCGGATAATCTGGGAATGACAACGCTCTTAATGGAAAAGGCCAGTGTATGAGCGTTCTTCATGCCAGACAGACTATCCGCGAACAGGTGGCCCAACTGATCACGCCTTTGACAACAACGGCTGGCAGAGTCTACACCACCAGACACCACAGGCTGGATCAGTCAAAGCTTCCTTGTCTGCTGGTTTACATCCTTGAGGAAAATGTTGACCGCAGCGCCTTCTCTAAATTCAGGACACTGGAAAGAACGCTGATTGTTCGCATAGAAGGAGCTGCTAGAGCCACCAGTGATCTGGATGACACCTTGGACTCTATTGGAGGTGAAGTCGAATATGCGCTTGGTGGACAATTACCAGGAGGAGTCGAGGAGTTCTATCTGCAGAATGTGCAGATAGACTACACCTCAGAAGGGGATGTTCCACTTGGAGTAATTAAAATGGATTGGTTTTGTAGGTACCGCCAGACGATTGCTCAACCGGAAGAGGCTGGCGACACGATTCTTGTAGCAAATGCCGTCTTGGATGGTGGCACTTTTTAAAGGAGAGAAATGGCTAGATTGCAACTGAGAAGGGGATTGAATGCCAATCTCCCAACAACGTCCATGCTGGCTGGCGAGCCACATTTTACAACAGACCGAAACAACATCTTTGTGGCAACAGATGCCACAACCAAGGTGCCAGTTACGCCACCAGTAGACTCGCTTTCAACACTGAGTTCTATCAGTGGGGCCAGTGATTTAATCATGATCCATGATGCTTCAGAAGCTTCTGGGCAGATGGAAAAAAAGATGACGTTTAACGCCTTTAAAACGGCACTCAACATTCCAGCCTCATCAACAGATGAATTGGTTGCTGCCGTATCGGGTGGCACGGCTGGCTACATTGGCGGAACCGATGGAAGTGATGGAGTAGTTAGGGGGGATTCTTCCATCACTGTTGCTATTGATACCAGTAACGATTTTGTGACGCTATCGGTTGCCACGGTTGATGGAGGAACCTTCTAATGAAAATCATTAGAGGAAGAGAAAGAAAAACGATTGAAGCAGAAGATTTTGCAGAATTTGAAGCTGCCGGATGGGTGGCTTTGAAGCCGGAAACACCGGCATTTTCTAACAGCCAAAAGGAGAAAAAATGGCAGTTACAAAGGGAAGTTCCGGTGTCATCAAAGCCGGAAGTCAAACAATCGGAGAAGTCAAAAGCTACTCCATCGACTCCACAGCCAACACCATCGACACAACCCAACTGAGCGATTCAGCGACATCTTTTGTTGCCGGAAACACCAGCTTCTCAGGAAGTGCTGATGTCTTTTGGGACCCAGACGACACAGGCCAGCAGGCTGTAACGATTGGAAGCAGTGTCACGCTGAACCTTTATCCAGAAGGGACTGCAACCAGTTCAAAGTATTACAATGGTTCTGTGATCATCACCGGAATCAGTCGCTCTGGGGCCATTGATGGAACTGTTGATGCGACCATCAGCTTCCAAGGCTCAGGCGCACTAACCGAAACCACAGCCTAAACAGGTCATGTCTGAAATCTTACAACGAGCAAAAGCTCATTATCGTGATCGCTTGGCTGCGCCTCTTCAATTCGTTGAAGTCCCAGAGTGGCCTGACGAAAAAGGCGAACCTACTAAAATCTTCTATCGCTCTTCCATGACGTTGAGCGAACAACAGGAGATTCTGGCGCTAAACAGTGCTGGCAAGGTTGGAGAAGCCTTAACTGCCACCTTGATTGCCAAAGCCTTGGATGCTGAAGGCAAAAAGGTTTTCAAGGTGGTGAATCGTACTGAATTCATGAGAAGTGTAGACTCTGAGGTAATCGCCAGAATCGTCTCTTCCATGAATGCAGACGATGGACTAACGGATGAGGAGATTGAAAAAAACTGAGAGAGTCGCCTGACTTGATGACAATCTTTGCTCTGGCAGAAACGCTTCATCAACCACTTTCTGAGGTGATGAGCTGGACACTGGACGAAGTAAAGGGTTGGGTGGCTTATTTCAACATTCAGGCTGAAAAGAGAAACCAGAAGTAGATGGCAACCAATACCACGATCACGATTTCAGCCGTTGACAAAACCCAAGCGGCTTTCAATTCGGTTGATCGTTCTTTAAAAAAAGTGGAAGCAACCAGTGCAAAGGTCGCTAGGAGTGTTGGGGGTCTAACCACTGCACTGAAGGCGACAGTTGCAGCTTTTGCTGTTGATCGACTGATTGAATTCTCTGATGCTGCTGCCAACATTGAAAACCGTCTAAAGCTGGTTACTTCCACCACTCAAGAACTTACCCAAGCACAATCCGCACTTTTTAAAATCAGCCAGGAAACAGGCCAATCTTTCCAATCCACGGCTGATCTATATTCACGCCTTGCCAGAGTCACCGGAAGGTTAGGAGTTTCTACTGCTGAACTCGAAGATGTGACACGCTCGCTAGGTAAGGCCATTGCCATTTCCGGTTCTACTTCAGAATCTGCAAATGCTGCAATTATTCAGTTAGGCCAAGGCTTTGCCGCTGGAGTGCTGAGAGGGGAAGAACTCAACAGTGTGATGGAGCAAACCCCAAGAGTGGCGCAGGCTATTGCCGATGGGTTAGGAATTACAATTGGCGAGCTTCGAGAATACGGGAAGCAAGGCAAGCTTTCCGCGCAGACGGTTTTTGAGGCGCTGCAGTCTCAGGCTGGAGTTCTGGAAGAAGAGTTTGCCAGAACGAACCGGACGATTGGGCAAAGCTTCACCATTTTAGAAAATTCTGGAATTCGCTTGGCTGGCATTATCAACAATGTCGCTGGAGCCAATGAAAGTCTTGGTGGTGCTATCCGAGATGTAGCGGCTGCACTGGATGCCATCACAGAATCGGATGTTGCCTTTTACATGGACGTTCTCACCGGAACAATTGGGGCGATTTTTGATGTCTTTACGAATGTAATTGACAAAATTCAGCAGTTCATCAGTCAGGACGATGAGGTTCTGGGTTATGCTTCCATTTTTGCCAAAATCCGGCTGGGTG